ATCTAAATTCGCCATTTGTTCAGCAATAAACCGCAAAGACATCCGTAAATGCAGATAAAATCCAGCATAAATTGCCACTATACACGCGCCCGCGATTAGAAGTGTCTCCATCATACCCGCATCCAGCCCGCAACGGGTCTTAATCCTGTTTCTGTGGCTCCCCGCCCACCCAACCACTGCTTGTCACCGTTATTAGTGATTGTTTAGGGATCGTAACCTATACCTCCGGGAATTGTGGGGAGGCCTTAGAAGCAGACTGCGCCACTTTGAATTGTGGGGAGTTCTTATAGTCCCAGAGATTTCCGCTTGATTCATGAGAAGGGGCATCTGGAGATGTTGGCAATGCAAACGTCACTGGGTCTACAACGTCGAGGATGATGTAGAGAGCCTCGACAAGATCTGTCACGGATGCGGTCGCAGGAATAGAGCTACGATCTGGAGGAAGCCAGGGCGACGAGGTAGGCACGCTCGATCCCTGGTAATGTGTCGACCGTCGTATATGCCACTGCACGCGCTCCAGGAAGAAGTGAAGCGACGCAATGCAGCAATGGCTAGGCCCAGGAAAAGGGAAGGCTTCACGCGGGCATCAGAGCTCGAAGAATTCAGGGTGAGGAAAGATGAGTAGGTGGTGCAGAAATTGTCAGCAGACGCTAACCTGGCAGACTCGATATGAAAACGGCTCCAGGTGCGCTCGATGTGTTAGGAGGGGAATTGAATGACTGACGATGATGACTGGCATTCTATTGATCCTAGAGCTTGGATTGATTACGAGGATGTCCTGGATGATGAGCAAGAAGATACGATCCGTCTGATCGAGTGGCAAGATGAAGCTCCACAGTTCGACGGAGTCCCAGAGGACTTTGACCTCCATATCATCGACATCTGCCTCATTTGTGGCAATCCTGTTGAATCCTGCGTGTGTGAAATGCCTAGACTCGAAAAAACATCCAATGGGTGCGATCTAAGAGCAACCGAGGGAGAAAGGATGGATTACCTTCGGGACATTCACGAAAGCCCTTGAGCGGCTTCTATGAGGGTACTTTTTTTTCCGCAAACCGGAACTACTGTTTCCGCTCTACTGTCACCAGGAAAAAGCGAAACATTAGGTATTAGTTTCGAATTCCGGAAATCTCATTGATTCTGTAATTCATCAATTGTCTTCTTGAGTAACCTGGCGCTGCCTACAATTTGTCCGAATGTCGAATAAGACATAATCCTGGGAACTCCTGCAGCTTGAGCTTCTTCTGCGCCCTCTTGTGCCATTGTTCCAGTAACAGCTCCAACAGTTGCGCCGAGACCTGCACCAATAGGACCACCAAAGAACGCACCAATGATCCCACCAATACCAAAACCGGCTGTACCTAGGACGATGTTTTCAGTCTCGAACCAATCACCTAATTGCTGGTCGTTCATATCCGGCCAATACTCTGGTAGATATTTCTCCAGATATGCTAGGCCTAATCCAGCTACTAACAACAATCCTGCTGTACTAGAAAGTAGACTAGTGATCGGAGTTACAACTCGATTCACTGTGTAGGCAGTTGTCAAGGTGTCAAGCAGCTCTCGTTCTGATCTTCCCAGGACGAGTTCGTGGCGAACCACATTGTCAGGTTTGACTTTCGGCATTCCCATCACTCAGGTCGTTGCGGAAAGTTGTCAGCTGCATCGTTTGCAGACTCGTAATCCTGGGGGAGATCGCGGAGAGCCTGGCGGTACTCTTTCCAGGCGTCAGGCAGAACGCGATCACTGACGGCGCGCCAATCACTCTTTGCGAGTTCATCGTTTCTGACTGAGCGCACATGATCCCAGTCGACATCGAACCAGACTGGTTCACCGCCGTCTGTGGTAATGGTTCTGAATATCATGCTTCCAACCACACCCAGATACGCGTAGTCCAACCAGTGCCGCTATTCCATAGATCATCAGCGCCTTTGTCAGAGGGGGCGATTGTAATAGCAGTGTCAGACTGAATTCCTAAGCAACGGTTAGAAGCTACAGTCGCGGCTTGATCCGCGAACAATTGCCCTGATGACGAATTCGAAGAAGCTGTAGAAAGTGTGACGTCTTCTGTGCCTGATTTATTGATGCTGTAGTAATACATTTCACCAGCTGTAAAAGTTAGCGATCCAGTCGATGCTTCAGTGAATGAGGTCACTCTTTGAATTCCCGTTGAGTCAGTAGAGATCGTAGCATAGCCGAGCATAGTTGCTGGAAGGCCGTTAGTGCCTGAGTAAAAGCCGACGTAGAGGTTCTGGCTTGAGGTAGCTGCTGTCACGTTGATATTGACTGCTGAAGGTGCACCAGTGAACGGTGCGATGAACGGATTGAAGAATTGATATTCCGAGGTATGATACACGGTTGCAGTTGAAGCGTTTGATTGGATAGGTGATTGGATCGCGATATTCCAGAACGATCCGCCGTAACCTGATGCGACGTTGTACACCGCTGAGTTCTGCCAGGTTGATCCACCGCCGCCAGCATCCAGGAGACCATCCCATTCACCTTTGACAGTTAGACGAGCTAAGTTGATCAGAACTAATCTACGCAGTTCATCCTCGTTCATTTCCTCAATGTTGAGAGTCTCTCCTGTTCCCTGGAGCGTAGCGAACGCCAGGTTCTCGAGATCCAGGTTCTGCAGTAGAGGGTAGACACGATCAGATCGTGTAGCATCTGGTAGACTCATCCTAGCAACCCATCCCATTCTTTCTTCACTGTTAGGCGCGCGAGATTAACCAGGACAAGCCGTCTTAGCTCGTCCTCGTTGAGTTGTTCTACGCTCAAAGGATTGCCAACCGAAGCAATCTCTGCTTGAGTTAGTGAGTTAGGAGCTTCAGAGTCCAGAGTTTTAATCTTCAGGATCTTGTACACCCTGGGCGATTTCTTTTCTGCGTTTGGTAATGGCATGATTAGAGCCCCAACATTAGCATAAACCAACCGAAGATGTTGTTCGGTATTGGTGAGAATTGCCCTGGCGCCTGTCCTGGTGGCGCTGGCATCGATGGTGGGTAGACAACTGGCGGTTGATATGCACTCGAAGGCGCCGGTGGCCTGTATGGTTTGTATCCTTCTGGGTTAGGAGGGACATTGTCCAGGAAGTCTGTGATTGGCATTTTCACACCATCATAGTTTCTTCTCGGCCGATTTGAGGGCCGTCTTCATCTTGTCCAGACTAGCCGCAGAAATCAGTCCATGTAGGAAGAGCCTTCGAGCATCCCCGCTCATGCGCTTGATGCGCTTTCGTTCTGTGGACTTCTTCACCCTAGATCACCTTCAGGCGTTAGTCAAGAATTGAGCCTTGAAGTTTAGATTCACTGGAATTGCACAAGAACTGAACAGTGCTTGATACTTTGAAGGATCTGATGTAGATACTGATCCAACGACGTTTCCTAGTGCGTCTACAACAAACGCGCCCTGGGTTTCGATCTTTGTGCCGTCGACACTCGTGAAGAAAGCCTTCAGAATTGTCTGCCCTTGAAGTGTATCTCCAATCGAGTTAGAAGTTTGGAGATCGACTAGCTCGTTAGTTGCTCCACCAGTAGGTGTTACTTTGAAGATTCGAGATACTCCAGAAGAGGTGTAGACATTGAGTGCGGCGAAGCGAGAAGCAGCTGTGCTGTTCAAGCAGCGGACCTTGTCACCAGCCATTAGTGTAAATGGGGCGCAGAGAGCAGGGGTAAATGCTGTTACGCCTTTTATTCCGACAGGCACGATTGCAGCTACGAGACCCTGGCGCAAAATGTAAGCGTATGCGATTCCGTTATCTGAAGTCACTAGACCTGAAGTTACTGTCGACCCTGCCGCGTAATCACCGACGTTTTGGGCGCTGACGGTGTATGCGGTATCAGTCGAGAGATCGGATTCCGTGCCCTCTGCTAACTCGCCTTTGAGTGGAATGTTCGTTCCGTTGCTACAGACTAAGACTCCTGTTACTGTATTTGTTGCCATTCATAATCACCTCAGAGTTTTATGCCGATCCCCAACGGCTTCATGATATTCCTATTGACATTGCTGATTGGCCTGCGTAAAAGTTTCCTGGCAACCTTGAATCCGACACCAATTCCAATCGCCTGAACTGCCATCGTTTGGTAATTCGCCATGAAATTTGCTTGCATTCCTGTAAATGCAGTTGTAGGGTGAGTAATAATTTCTGAAAGCGAGAGTTGACCTGCACCAGATACGGTCATAACTCCGTTGCTTGATCCGTATGAAATGTCAGATCCACCAGTGATGAATCCAACCGGAGAATTTCCAGCCAGTCCTTCAGTCAAAAGATTCGCATAAGCGTAACTCTCAATCGCTGAAATCACGCTGAACATCTTAGGACCGCGTCGTCTCTTTGACTTTTTGCGTCGTGCCATAATCGTAACCGGTGAAACATGTCGCTAATAATCATTTTTCACTTTCAGGACTACTTTCAGGTGCAAACTGTCCATCTGGAGTTCTATTTACGATCTTAGCCGGATTTTTTGCCATATTGTCCTGAATCATTTGCATGAGCATCATCTGGATCGGATTTACTTCAGGAATATCGCCGAGGGGCAAGTTCTCGATTGTAGAAGTTAGTGCTTCAGCCAGTTTTGCATCCAAATTCGCCATTTGTTCAGCAATAAACCGCAAAGACATGCGTAAATGCAAGTAAAATCCAACATAAATTGCCACTATACACGCGCCCGCGATGAGTAGGGTCTCCATCATACCCCCATCGAGCCCGCAACGGGTCTTAATCCTGTTTCTTCACCACACCCACTGCCACCACCCATGCTTGTCACCGCTATTAGTGATTGCTTAGGGATCGCATCCTATACTTTCGCGAATAGTGGGGGACTAATAGAAGCAGACTGCGCCACTTTGAATTGTGGGGAGTTATTATAGTCTCAGACTTTTCCGCTTGATTCATGAAACGGGGGATCTGGAGGTGCTGGAAGTGCAAACGCCATTGGGTCTACAGCGTCGAGGATCGTATTGAGAGCCTCGACAAGATATGCCACAAGTGCGGCCGTAGGAATAGAGCCACGATCTGGAGGAAGCCAGGGCGACGAGGTCGACACGCCAAAGCGGTCGTAATGTGTCGTCCATCCTACATGCCTCTGCACGCGCTTCAGCAAGAAGCGAAGCGACGCAACGCAGCGATGGGTAGGCCCAGGAAAAGGGAAGGCTTCACGCGGGCATCAGAGTTGGAAGAATTCAGGGTGAGAAAAGAATGATTTGCAGACATGAGTATTGCGATAACAAAGCGATGTGGCCGCCCTATGACGTCTGTAAGTTGTGTGCTAAGGCATTCATGCGAGGTGATTGAATGAGGTGCATTAAGTGTGAAAAGGAAAAAGCATCCGTCAAAATATGGTTGCCTAAATGTGGCCTATGTAGGTTTGAGGAGTTGAGCCGATGACTGACGATGATGATTGGTATTCTTTCGATCCTAAAGCCTGGCTCGATCACGAAGATGTCCTGGACGATCAGCAAGAGAAGGAAATCCGCGTGATCGATTGGCAAGATGAAGACCCACAGTTCGAGGGAGTTCCAGAGGACTTTCACCTCCACATCATCGATATTTGCCTCATTTGCGGAAATCCTGTCGAGTCTTGCGTGTGTGAAATGCCTAGACTCGAAAAAACATCCAATGGGTGCGATCTAAGAGCAACCGAGGGCGAAAGGATGGATTACCTTCGGGACATTCACGAAAGCCCTTGAGCGGCTTCCACAAGGGTACTTTTTTTTCATTGATTCTGTAACTCATCAATTGTCTTCTTGAGTAGCCTGGCGCTGCCTACAATTTGTCCGAATGTCGAATAAGACATAATCCGAGGAACTCCTGCGGCTTGGGCCTCTTCTGCACCCTCTTGTGCCATTGTTCCTGTGACCGCTCCAACAGTTGCGCCGAGACCTGCACCAATAGGACCACCAAAGAACGCACCAATGATCCCACCAATTCCAAAACCGGCTGTACCTAGGACGATGTTTTCAGTCTCGAACCAATCACCTAGTTGGTTGTCGTCCATATCTGCCCAATACGTTGGCAAATACTTCTCGAGATATGCTAGGCCTAATCCGGCTACTAACAACAATCCTGCTGTACTAGAAAGTAG